TCATTAAGTTTGTGTACCCCTAAGTACATTTTACCAGATTCCAAATCTTTAATTAAATAAAGATATGCTTCATATGCTGTTGGTTGATTTCCTAAATCAACTTCTTTCATTGATGGTATTTTATAAAAATCAGATTCAGATAACCTAAACTGATTTTTGATACCATTACCATGCGTTACTACCATTTGTGCCATTATTTTATGCTTTTATGAGTTTATATTTGTACAAATATACGAAAAGTTTTTGATATATCCAAGGATTTTACCAAAAAGTTTTTTCTCTATCTGCATCGGGTTCGTATGTTGTATGATGAACCACATCTGTATTGTACTCTGATGCTTCTTTAGGATAAGGTTTAGTTTCATGCTTTAACCTTTTTACTAAATCTCTTTTTTCTTTCTTAGATTGAGCAAGAATCTGAATGTATCTATGTTTTGGTGGTTCTTCTCTCCTCCAAAATTCTTTGTAACCTTGCTTACCTATTTCTTTTCTGAGGTGTTCTAAGTTACCACTACCCCATAAGTTAAATACACTCCTACTATGAATCCAATCATGCGGGTCTATACTTAATGAGATTCCCCAATTAGGCATCAATGCTATATCAGTTGATAATCCTTGATATATCCAATTGGTTGCTTTGTAAATACCACCAACGTGTCCTTGTCCATTATCAGCATATGAAAGTAAAACTTTAATGTTCTTATCATTTTCTCTTAACCATTGAAATGTTTTACCTAAAGCACAACTCTCAATATTAGAACCATATCCATCATCAACATATAATCTTGTCAACTCTAAGATATTATCTTTTGTTAATCCTTCACATACTGAAGTGGATGCTTTTGCTCCTACTGGAAATCCATATACTGCTACTCCTATTAATTTAGAATCACCGAATTGTAATTCATCTTCAGTTTTGTGATAAATACCCAATGGATACCTACACATAGTCCAAGCATGGGTGTAATGTTTCTTAACAATAATATCTTTTGCTATAGATTTTGCTATTGGTGCTACATACACCTTAGATGCATCACAATAAAATTTACCCTCTTCTTTCAATTGGTTCTAATTTTTTAATTTCTAATTCGTTTACTTCATCACTTTTTGGATATGATTGTGATGGATGTTTTAATGTTTTAAGTAGTTTTTTACGTTCACCACCTTTTGATAAGATGTAAACGTATCTATGTTTTCTTGGTTCTTTACGAATCCAAAATGGTTTATCAACTTGTTCTTGTATTTTCTTTGGGTCATTTGTTCCATAATAAGGAAAGATAGTTCTACCATGCTGCCACTCACCATCTTCACTAAATTTAAAACTCCAACTATCATTGTATCTAAGTGAGTTACCTTGATAAATCCAATTAGTAGCTTGATAAATTGTTCCAGCATGTCCTTCTTTTGGGTCTGAGTATGATATCAATCCTTTTATTTGTGGTGCGTTTTTCTTTAACCATTTAAAACTCTGACCTAAGAACCAACTTTCTATATTTGAACCATAATCATCAAATACAAATACTCTAACTAATTCTAAAACTTCAGTTCTATCTAAAAGTGGTGATAGTGATTGACCACTCAATCTCCCAATTGGGTCACCATAACATATTACACCTATAAGTTTATCAGATGCATTAAAAAATTGATGGGAATCATCCTCAATATACAATCCTAATGAATAAGATACTTTAGTCCAAAGATGCGAATAGTGATTCTTTACTATTACATCTTTAGCTACTGATTTAGAAATCTTTCTTACGGATAGTTTGGATGTATCACAATATTCTTTCATAAACTACCAGACCAAAACTCATTAAGATGTTGCCATGTTCGGTTGTTTACAATTTTGTTTATGTTTGCTGAGGACACTTTATTATTGCGGGCAATCACACCTACATTGCGATGTCCCATCTTCCATAACTTTCTAATTTGTATAACCTGCTCATCCGTTAACTTTGCAGATGGATGAGTCTGACCTCTTCTTATTGGCATTTATAAATTTTCATTAATACTATTCGTATAAGCTAATTCTGATTGTACTCCAACTAATCTGTTTATCTCTACACCATTTTTTTCAATTATTACAGTTGGTACAGAGCGTACATGATACTTCTGTGCAACTTCAAATTGTTCGTCTATATTAATATACGAAAAATTAACGGTATTTCCAAATTTACTTGATACATTTTCTAATATTGGTTTTAGAGCTTTACAAGGACCACACCAATCAGCTTCGAACTTTTTTACTTCTAACATAATTTCTCCTGTTTTTAATTATCCATCACATGCAACGCAATCAGGGTCAATTGCTCTTTGTGCAATATCACCTCTAAGAACCGATTCAGTTCTCATATAGTACAATGTTTTAATACCTTGTTTCCAAGCTTCCATTGTTACCTGATTAATCCACTTCGGTGATGCAATCGAAGGGAATGCTAAATTTAACGAAACTCCTTGGTCAATATACTGCTGTCTAACACCAGCTTGTTTGACCAAATCCATTTGATTAATTTCTTTAAATGTTTTAAATACATCCTTAACGGGATATGTTTTATGTCTATCCCCATTAGTGATTTCTTCACAAAGTACCATTTTACTATTGAGAAAACACCATTTATCCAATTCTTTTATTCCTTGTATTGAACCACCATCTTCCATTATCTTATCCCAAGTATCTTTATTATTAACACCTGCTTTTCTAAGTACTTTTTCTAATTCAGTATTTTTTCTAATAAATGTACCCTTTGAAGTTTGTTCGGTGAATACATTAGCAGCCCAAGGTTCGATACCAGCTGATACATTACCAGCTAATTTAGAGTTACTAACTGTAGGTGCTATAGCTCTAAGGTGTGTATTTCTGAATCCACTTTCTCTACACCATAGAGGTTCACCTAACTCCTCAGACATATCCCTACTTGCTCTTTCTGATTCTATCTTTAACTGGGAAAAAATCTTACGAGTTTCATATTGAGCATCCATACCTTCAAATGGAATACCATTTTTCTGTAAGTAAGTATGCCAACCCAAAGCTCCTAATCCCAATGCTCTACCTTTTTCAGCAGATGCAACTGAGTTTTCAAACCCTCTCATATTCTTAGCTCTTTGAATAAATTCAGTTAGAACCCCATCTAAGAACCAAGTTGCTGTATAAACTAAGTCTGTATCTTTCCACTCATCATATTTTGCTAAGTTAAGAGAAGATAAACAACATACAAATGAATGGTTCTCATCTGTATGTAAAGTAATCTCAGAACAGATATTAGTCATAAATACCTTTAATCCATTCTTTTTATACATTTCAGGATTTTGTTTGTTTACATTACCTTTATACATAATGTAGGGTTCACCTGTTGCTTTTCTTTTTTGTAGTAATTTTCCCCACTTTCTTCTTGCCTCAGGTTCACCATCTTGAAGTTTTCTCATAAACTTATCACCTACAACTGCACATTGGTGTAGATTAAGTGATTGTCTATTTACATCTCCTTTAGGTTCTCTGATTTCTAACCAATCCAAAAAGTCATCATGTTCAATATTAAGGTTAACTGAAGCAGCACCTCTTCTTACTGAACCTTGATTTGTAGCAAGGATTGTAGAATCATATATTTTAGCGAATGGTACAACACCATCCGATGTTCCGTTGCCAGTAATGTTAGAACCAGCTGGTCTAATTTGATTGATACCAATACCAACCCCACCACCATGTTTAGCAAGTAACATTAGTTCTAAGTTTTTATTACCTATTTCATATATTGAATCACCAACATCAATTCCAAAACAAGAGATAGGTAATCCTCTATCTGTACCTGTATTTGAAAGTACTGGTGTTGCTAAACACAACCAACCTTTCCATATGTAATCAAAGAATTTTGATGCCATTTGTGGTTTGTTTAATCTTTGAGCTACCTTAGTAGATACTCTCCAATATGCATCTTTTGGTTTTTCACCTTCAAGTAAGTAACCTTTTGAGATGGTTTTTACATAGATTTCAGTATTTGCCCATTCTGGGAAATCAACACCTAATTCCCAACCAAGCTCATCGCCGTAGTTTTTAGCCATTTTATATTATTTAATTGTTTAAAATAAATCACCCCAATCTTCACCTTCATTTGCCTTACTGTAATCAGTAGGTCTGATAGCGAAGAAATCTGTATGGGTTAGTCCACCCGTTAGATGGTAAAACCATTCTAACTTTTCTGCTTTCTTTTTATTGAAATCAAAATAGAAATCTCCACCTTCTGTTGGATTGTATCCCAACTCAGCTAATTTCGTATTTGTTCTTGCTTTTATGAATTCCTTTAAATCATCTTTATCAAGATTTTCTAAGTTACCCATTTCAAACATCTTATCAATAAATTTTGTTTCGAGTTCTACAATTAGTTTTGCAGCTTGTTCGATTGATTCTTTACATTCTTCTAATAGTTCAGGATATTCATCACACATATGTCTGAATAACTGACATCCCATTTTAGAATGTAAAGATTCATCTCTTACACTCCACTTCATTTGTTGTCCAATACCTTTTAGTAAGTCTCTCATTTGAAATGAGTAAAGTACCGCAAATGAAGAATATAAAGATACCCCCTCAGCGAATGCTGAAAAGATTGCTAAACTTCTACCAACTTCTTGTCTTGCTTTTGGATTCTTTGCTAAATCCTCATGTGTCCAATTAGCTGTAGTTGAAGTAAGGAGTTCAAATTTCTCAGCTACTGCAGGTTCATGCAGAAATGCTGAGAAATCATCTAATCCTAATGTTTCGTTTAAGTATGAGTAAGCAGTAGCGTGAATAGTTTCTTGTGAACCGAACATCATCGCCATTTGTTTTATCTCATGCTTAGGAAACCAATCGGTAACCATATTAGTCCAATAATCGGATACCGCACATTCAGTTTGAGCAAACCCCAAAAGAATATTTCCAACCAAATGCTTTTCTTCATTTGTCAATTTTTCGTTCCAGTCTTTAACATCACCTGACATGGGGATTTCGGTATGTAACCAAAATGCCTGTGCTTGTTTCAACCAGCCTTCTGTATGATATATTGGATATTCGAATGGTTTGAACGGAATTCGTTCTTTAAATAGTTTGCTCATTTTCTATAACTTTTTTAATTATTTATTTTCTTCTACTGATGCTTTTCTGTAATCTGTTACAAGTTTCTTAACTTCACCAATTGCTTTTCTAGCTCTTGATTTAGCTGCTTTTGTTGTTCCATTGTGTTCTGCTTCGAATTGAGTATATAACTCTTTAATTTGTTCGAATAGTTCTTGTGAATTTGCCATAAAATTTTTCTTTTTTTATTAATTTAAATTATACCGAAAATATGTATTCGGTGAATATAACTATAGTATATATTAGAAAAAAAATCCGAATACATACACTTTTTTTAAGAGTATTTTAAAATCCCATACTCTCTTGATTTGTGGTAGACTTCGAAAAGCCCATATTTTCCACATATTTTTTGTGCAACAATTGTTTTCTTTGATTTTCACCACTAGCTGATTCCTTAGTTGATAACATACCTTCAGATGATTGTCCATCATAAACTTCTATAAAACCTGTATTAGTATCCATCTTACAAGGGAATGTAATTCCATCTGGTCCGAATCTATTTTTCATAATATGAGCTCTAGCAGTATTGTTTAATTTATCTTTTGCTTTTCTACTCCAACTCATAATGAAATCTGCGTTCATTACCTTAGCGTATGAATCAGAAATCTTATCTGCTTCAATCACTTCAGAATCTATTGCTGAACGATTTGTTTGTGATGCTGTCCAAACAGGTATACCATATTCACCACTTAAACCTCTCAAGTCAATGTAAACACCACCTTGCTCTGCATATGTCGAATCTGTTTTATTTGAATGTGATAATAATAAATCAGCATAATCACATATAATTAAATCTGGTTTGTTATCATTAGCTATCATCTTATCAATGTGTTGCGCAATCTTTTTTGAGGATACCCCTTTAGGTGGAAAGTACTTAATCATTAAGTTACCTTTTAATCCTCTAATTTTTTCTTCTACTATATCTCTCTTCTCTTTTATATCAGATGATGGTATCTTTGAGAATACTGTATCGTATCTTGCTCCTACATAGTGTTCAGATAGCTCCATTGAGTAGTGAACCACACTTAACCCCTGTCTTACCGCAGATGCTCCTAAAGCAGTTAGAATCCAAGTTTTACCAACACCCGATGGTGCTACTACAACTCCTAATTCACCTGGTCCTAATCCCCCATCCATTAAATCATTTATAGGTGACCAATCTGAAGGAACTGTTGAACGTTTAACATCTTCCATACGAGATATGAAATCATCCTTATAATCATGTCCTAAATCGGTTTCAGTACCAACCTTCATAGCTTTATCTACTAAATCTTTGATTCTATCAAAGTTTCCTGCTTTTAGTAAATCAACTGATTGTAAAATTACTCCTTTTAAATTTTGATTTCTACAAAAAGATGTGAATTCTTTTTTGATATAATCTAAATCTACATTACCAATCTGAGTATAAACGTGTCTAAGTTGTTCAACAACTGTAGTTTTAAGAATATCATTATCTAACGTAGCTAACTTATGTTTGAAAACATCCATTGATGGTGCTTTCCTATATTCATCGTGATAATCAATAATTTCATCAACTATCCATTTGTTTGCATCCGATTCAAAAAACTTAGGTGATATTACTTCTTGAAGTTTATCTAAAAACTTTTCATCTGTTAATAAAGCTGATATTACCTTAGATTGGAATGAATTACCAAATTTGGATAAATTGTCCTGTTCTCCCATTTATAACTTTTATTTTACCAAATATACGAAATATATTTGATATATACAAGGATTTATACCTTTAATTTTAATTTTGTTATTTGCTTTTTATCTGTACCATATTTCTCACAAATATATTTTATCTGCTCTCTTCCTTCTCGAGTTGCATAAAGTATCTCTAAGTATTCGGTAGCTTGTCTTTTGGAACACTCATATTCCACAGTTAGTAAATCCAATAACCAATCTTCATATTTCTGGTCTTTCTTACCTTTAACATATCTTAAATAATGTCTACCCTTTGGTAGAATACCAATGTATGCTAAGTATAATGCTTTTGGTTCTAACGCTTGTGTATATGGTTGTAGTTCAGCTATTAAATCAATCCAATCTGAATTCATTGATAGAAATCTATGAATCATATAATTAGACCAACTCTTTAAATCAGAATCTTCCAACGTATCAAAATAATTTGGATTCTGTTCGTTTGTTATTGCCTTTATATGGTCGAATAATGATTTAGCCATTTTATTTTTTAGTTTGAAATTCTTTTGGTAATAATTGTTCGTTTACTTCTCCACAATCCCCACATAACCAAATTTCAACAGGAATAATAGCATCTTGCGGTGTGCCTGTTATAATCTTTGATATGGTTAAGAATTTCTGACCAGGTATGAATATTGTACCTCCACAATTGGTACATTTCATTTCCTTTGCTTTAGATAAATCTATCTTTGGTTGTTGTGGTCCGCCTGGTCCTTTTGGTGGTGTGTTTTTTCCTCCACCATTCATTCCTATAATTTTAGCCATTTTTATTTTCTTTTAGTGTTTCTTGATATGATTCAAATAAGCTATCTGCTAAATCGAATCGTTTCTGGTCTAGCACATCTCTGTATTCATCATCTTCATACATCTTATCCCAATCTATTGAGTCTGCATCTATATCTGTATCCTCAATATCATCATAATCCTTAGCGTATATAAATGCACCAGTTGGATTAAATGATTCATCTTCGTATGTTCCTCTCAGAATAACATTTTCATTTTTTGCAACTAACCAATTTCTCAGTTTTTCAAGTAAAGATTGTGGTACAGACCATGCACTTTCTATATTGAATTCTATATCATCTCCGTTGTCATAACAATCATTGAT